GATATTTGAGCTCCCCTCCCTAGTCATCATGCGGTCCGCCCTTCTCTGGATGCTCTGGGTTGTGACAGACATCGCATAAGGACTTGAAGTTGGCAGGATCGAGCGCGAGTTCGGGGTGGTCTCTGACTCGCTGCTTATGATGGACCAGGGTAGCAGGCGTGACTCTGCCCTCGGCCAAGCAGTTCTCGCAGAGGGGATGATCCTGCAGATACTGCCAGCGCGCAGTACGCCACTCGCTTGACTTGTAGAACCTGTGCTCTGCCTCTGTGTAACGCGCCTCGTCATAGGCATGAGGTGCAGCCTGTCGATGATCCTCACAGTAGTAGCCGCCTGGCAGTGCATACTTGTGACATCCGGCATAACCACAGAATCGGAGCGCGGCATAGGGCACGTCACTTGACTTCCTTTGCCTTGACTTGGTAGGTGACAACCAATCCGCGTTCATCTTTGAACGTCCGGATAGGGATCATCTTGATCTTGATGCGCACATCACGACCACTGATCTTGTCATGTCCACTGACAGTAAACGAGAGGGTTGAGTCGGTCATGCTGTCACCACAGGCGAGAGCGGGAACTGTCCGGGAACGTTGCCCGACTTGGAGCTTAAGGAAGTCAATTGCAGCATCCCGCTCTCAGTATAGTTGTAGGAGCCTACGGGAATCGCACCCGCGTCAGCACCCTGGCTGACTGCTGTGTCCAGCTCCATATGCCGGTCAGCCTTGCGGACTGGCCAGAGGGATCGTCTCAGTGCAGACGTGCAAAGGAGTCCGCTTGCGCGGCTAGGAGGAAACACGTCTGCACTCAAACAATCGCGATTGGCTTTTCTAGACATGCAAAATCCCCCATGCGTTCACGGGCAAACAGCGGGCCTGACCGTGGTACATGGGGGATCTGCTTCGGGGAGTATGACAAGCCACCGGGAACAACACGGCATATTGCGCTTCCAAGGCCTCGGCATACTCGTTCAACATGTAGACTCCCCAGTCCGCAATTGTTGCATTTATAGTCTAGGAGCGCACTGGAGCATTGGCAAGTTTCTCACTGTTACAATTCCCGACATTCGGTTTGGGTCCAGGACGAGGCCCTATTTCAGCGACGTAGAGCGCCTTCGCACAGACAGCCTCTACATACGTGGGGAACGTCCCGAGAGAGTGGTGTCCCAGATTCACCCGAAACAAACCGGCGTGGGTCTGTCGAATCCCAGGCGTTGCCGTTGGTAAAAGAACTTCCTCGTGGTGCGGTTTCTTCGGTTTCTCTTGCCTGCTTGGCACATGTTTCCAACAACTGAACTTCACGGCGGTCTTCTTTCTACCGTCGATCGTCTCCCTATCCAATTCATAGAGGAGGTCATACTTCTTGCTCAGTCCACGAATGACGATCCCGGCAATCTCTTTCTCGTTCCGTTGGATCATCTGATCACGTAAGGCATGCACGGCGTCGCGCGCATTGCCTCCGCACCATTCCAGCACGACATTCCTGCCACTCACGTATCTGCCATCTCGTTCCACGGTCCTGAACCCAGGCACTCGTAGTAGAGGAACCTTCTCTCGCATGCCTCGCCTCCGTGCTTTTTTCCGCGGCGCGCCTTCATTTCAGTTATGCAAGACCCCTCACCTGAACTTGTCATTAGCCCGCTTTGGCGAAACGCGGCGAAGGGTATCTGCTCCCTTACATCAGGTGGTCTGGTATCCTTCGCAGTCGACGGCTTTATGATGGTGCGCTCCACCTGTTGTCTTGCATGGCGAACAACAATTCAGCGTATTGTCCAGGCGGCAGGCCTTCTGATGCTGACAGGTGTAGCAGAGGCAATGTTCGCACTCGGGTTCATCCTGGCAGACCTCTGAACGCCGACCCGATGGAATCTTTGCGACCGCGGCAGCCGACGTGTCCACGAACCGCGCATGCCCGAGTAGTGGCCACCGCTTTCTTGGATCCTCGAGATAACCCTGTTCGTTCTTGTGTCCTTTCGCGTTCACAGCCTTGAGCCACACGTGGGTATACCAGGTCGGCCCATTGATGTCCTCTGCTTCCTCGACAGCCACCAGTTGCTCAACCTGCTCGAGGGTAAGCGTGATGAGCCGCTCATCCGGAAACGTCTCGTTGTAGATCGATTCGTCGCACGCGTCGACAACCTTCTCACTTATGGGAACGACTCTGCCCTCCTGGACCTTCCAGCTGGTGGCGGGGTACTCGATGATCGGTTCGTTCTTGCTGACGTTCTTCCGCCGTGGGTGCCGGAAGTCGTCCCACAGATCACCATAGATCTGCCAGCCGGCGTCCGTTCTCTCCACGTGTGTCACCTTGCGAATGTCGTACACAAAGCCTCTTGTGTGCAACCGGGTCACCAGGTCGCCCACCTTGACCAGGTCCGGGACGTCGAGATCGGCAGCCGGCAGCGTAACTACTTCGACCGTGGCCACTTCCTTCTTAGCGTACCATCCGCAAGCATACTGCCCCGTCTCCATCGGGTAGCCGGGGACACCGCACGTGCTATCGCAATCGGGCGTTCCATGCTTGCAGGAATGGCAGAGACAGGGGCCACCTTCGCCGTTGTACATGAGCTGACAAGGCTCTGCTGGGCACGGACCTTGGCCAGGCGCCAGGATGTCCGCGGGGAAGGTCGCAGCGTCGCGCCAGTGAGGACATGTCTTGACGATCGCGGCGTAGACCTTCCAATGATGCGGATGGTTCAACCAGCACGTGGAACAGATGAGGACCGGTTCATCGCCATTGAGTGCACAGTTCAGGTTGCGGTTGCCACAGGTCTGGCACTGACAGGCAGTGCAAGACCCCTCTTGGCATTCGGCTGGCCGGACGTAACGCTGGACCGTGTCGACGTGCAGCTGTTCCCTGGGCAGACAGCTCTCGGTGTTTCCCATAACCTCGGCTGTGAGCGACGACTTCCGTCCGCAGAGAGTCTTTGGCTGGAGCTCCGGCTTGCCAAGGCACTGGTCACACCCGCAACGCGGGCAGTTCGCCCATTCCTTGTCGGTGTAGTTCAGATGCGCCTGGTTCAGGCCACAGGTCTCGCAGTCACAGTGACTGCAGATATCGGCATTGCTCCCAGGGAGAGAGTTGCCATTATAGGCTGCCCTCATGAGCTTTGGCTGCTTCTTCGCCTTGGCTGGCTTTTTCCTGGATACGACAGGCACTTCGGCAGGTGACGCCTTCTGCCGGTGCCGCATGAGCAGCTGCCATCGCTCGAAGGGTTCGTAAGCCCCGATACCATTGCGCTCATTCTGTTTGGCGACGGCAGCGAGCGTCCAAGGCGTGTGATTGATGCGCCAGTAGAACTCTTCGGTCGACTCTCCGAGGTCGTAGCGGTAACCGTTCTCGACGCCCTGGATAAGCCCCTTGTTGTATGCTTGGGCGAGTAGGTCCTTCGGGAACAATGGGGCGATCTCATTGGCCGTAGGCATGCTGACTCTCTGCAGGTACGTGATCAGCCTGTCCTCCGCCAGCTTATCGTACCGGTCGCTGGCCGGCCAGTAGCCGACACAATGCTCCACCGCACACGGAGGATCCTGCCGACAGTCAGGCTTGCACATGCAGCCATAGATCGGACAGGCCCCGCCCTGGTACTCGCCACAATTCCGGCAGTCACACGCCCAGGGAGATTCGAGCCCCGGGGCAGGCTGATTGAGGGGCACGAAGTTGTCATCAGTCACTATGCCGTCGACCTTCACGACATTGTCTATGACGCTAATGTCGTGCGACTTCATAGGAAGGACCGCATACTCTGCTTTCATTCGGCCGTAATCAGCAGGATGTTTCGCTGACCATCCCTGGCTAATGGGATTTCCATCGCAGAATGCGAGCATATCACATTGCTTGCACTTGAGTGACTCGTAGGCTATGCCGTTGCAGATCGCAGACAGTCTGACTGCCGCCGCTATTGGTTCGCCGAATAGCGAGCCAGCCCAGCCGGATACTTCAGGACCGCGCCTCATTCCACGACCTCGAGCGTCCCAAGGCAGCGCGACAGACGGCTTGTCTCGATCTTGAACTGGTCGCCGTCCTTGCCGGTCAGTTCGACCCATGTCTGCATCCCATTGCCGACGACAATCCCCTTGAAGATGCGACCGTCGACTAGGACGAGCTCCACCTTCTGCCCTGGCAGGAGACCGCGGATGATCTGATTGTTGGTCATGGCGACGCCTTAGGAACGTAGAGGACCTCCACGCGCACGTTACGACGCCGTCCCCAGTGAATTGCCTCGTGTGCTGACCATAGGAACACGTCCAGCTTGGCGCCCTTGATGGCAGAGCCAGTATCGATGACCGTGCAAGGATCACCGCCATTGTACCCGGGGATGACAACCAGCGAGCCGAATGGCAAGACGCTCAGATCTGCAGCAATGCCGCCAACGTAGACACGCTTGCCGCTGGCAGTAGTCATGGGGTCATTGTCCGTCTCTTCTACGGTAGGCGAATAGGCCGTGATCTCGCATATCAAAATTGCGATAGGTTCAGATGACCTTGTCGTCACCTTCTCGAGGAGAGGGGCAGGAGGCAGCCGGCGAGCGACCCGGAAGTTGACGATGTCCCCAGCTGTGGCCTCACTGGGTGCCAGGAGTGAGAGCAGCATCACAAACAGAGCGACAAGAGCCACTATGAACAAAGCAAGGGCGATCTTGCTGTAGTCGACGCGCGTTGGCTTGCGAGATGACCACTTCATCGTGTCCCCTCCCCTTTAGTTGAACGGCAACGCATCATTAAGAACGTCGCTGCTCAGTCCTGCATAGGCCAGGGCCAGGGCGTTAATCTGTTCCATGCCGCGCCCGCTGGTGTGATTGTGGCTGACGCTTTGGTGCAAGATCCTAGGAATATACAGGACGTGATCGTGGTCGAGGTGGTGCCCCTCGCAGTCAGGGAACCAAAGGTTCAGGGGCAGGAAGGCGAGGTCACGCCGCTTTGAGTGGGTTCTGGCCCAGTTCAAATGCTTTCCCCCTCGATAATGATTGTTCAACGGCCCCTTTTTTCCTATCTGCCAAGCGGTCGAGGCGACAGATATCTTCTTCTTAGTTTCTGGAGAACGGTGGGTCCCCGTATTTCGTTTCTGAGCTATGACCGCTCCTGTTGACAGCGCAGCTAAACCCTTATCTGACACGGGGTGACCAAACTGCGCCTCATGGAAACATTTTCCACTGCAATACTTGCGATTTGCTGAACGCTTAGAAAGAAACTTCTCACCACATTGCAGACAGATACGTTCGACCTTGCCGCCCTTCCAATTGGAATTAAGGGATCCGGTACACCTTGCCACCTGTTCCTCTGTCGCGTGCTGTCCGGCCCTCATGACTTGCCCCATGCATGCCCGGTGAGTGTGCGGTATTCGGCTTTGAGCCTGGCGTTCTCAGATTCGTAGAAGGCTTGTCGATCGTGGAGCAGCGCCATCGACTCAGCCCACAGTTGATCGAGCTCGCCTTCCCCTAGTTGGGTCCGCGCCCAGGCGAGTTGCTCCTTCCGACTCAAACCCTCCCACCATCCATGGTGACAGTCCGAGCCGAGCAGAACAGCGTTACGAGAATTCCAGCGCGTGCCGAGCAGTTCCCGGACGAAGATATGGGACCACTGGGCGTTGCGCCCTTCGACATGCTGATGACATTTACGGCAGACCATGCCGTCCCGGAAGCGAACGATGTCGCCACAGATTGTGTCGTTCTCGTTTCGTAAGGCCGTCAGACAGCGTCTGCGTATCTGCGCAGCCACAATGCCTTTGCCGACCTTGCACGTTCGAACGCCCCCTTCAGAGCTTCGCCCGATGTTCTTGAATGCCGTGCGACGTAACGGAGTATGCCTTACGAGATCCCCAGTCCGCATATGTCTCTCCCCAGTCCGCTGTATACCCCAGCCCCTCGCAGGGCCGGAACACTGATTTAGCCTAGTGGTGCTATGGCGTTATGGATCCTCTCAGATACCCTGCCTGGTATATCCTGTCGAGCATACCGCATGAATGGCTCAATCCCTCTAGCACAAACTCCTTATTTACGGACATGACTCGCCGCCTCAAAGACAACCCTGTCGGCCCATTCTGCCTTCTTGCCGAGATTCCACTGGGCGATCGGTCTCAGGTAGCCAACGACTCGAGAGTAGACCTCGCACCTGGTACGCTTCTCGGCAGGGATCACCGTGCCGTTGTCCAGCTGGAGGTCGCCATTTGCAAGTTCAACCATTGGGTGCCACCTCACTGATGTCCGCTCCACACCTGGCGCACACCATCGGGTTCTGGTGTACGAAATCTGCTGGGTCACTGAACCCACCTGGAGACCGATAGCCTTCCGGCTTGTCATCGATCGGACGGTGCCAGAAGTTGATGCGCCCACACCCCGGGCAAACCGTGGCCTTCAACCCAACGTCTGCGAGTGTTGACTGCCGAAAACACCCGTTCCTGCCCCGGTCGATAATCCTGTGATTCGCGGTCTTATAGGGTCTGCTCATGACTTCCTCTGTATTCGCATCAGTGCGTCCAGCGCCCGCTGTACCTCAAAGGACCGCCAGAACGCATGCCAGAGAGAGACAATCGTTCTCATGGAGTCGCCTTCCGATGCACGGGCCTCATTGCATACAGGACCAGCTCTCTCGTTATCGGCAATCCTTTCCGTTGGCCGTCTGCTACGAGTTCGTCTATAGCAGCCAGCTGCTCTTCTGTCGACCGCGAGGCGATCTGCTCCTTCAGGGCCCTATCGGAAGCCGCAGCCTCTTTGATTGCAGCTTCCTTACGGCGTCGGGCCGCGTCTTTGTTCATTTCCCCAAACATGAAGCGCTGAAATGAATCCTGTGACTCGTTCATGTGATCTCCTTGGGAATGAGGTCGTAGTCTATCCAATGTCTATCTTTTACTCTCTTAGAGAACTTAATGCGATCCTCATCCACGAAGTTCCCTACTGCAACAACGTGTTTTATCGAAACCGTTCCTACGCTTGCCTCTCGGATGACGGCTTGCTTGAGAACAACAGTCAAGACATGCAGCTTCGCGTTCGCCTCTTTCGTCCACATAGATACGCCGTCACAGCCAAGTGCCAAGTTGACGATCTTGGCGATGATCTCCGTACTGGACAACTTGGAGAGGTCAGTCGGGTTGCTCATGGCTTCGCCTCCATTTCCTTCATCACTCTACACACAAGCAATCCGAGTGCGTCAGCAAGAACTGGGCCCTGAGATCCCATCTCGATGGGACGATAAAGTTGCACCACGTATGCCAGCGTCCCCTTGGAATCAATCCTAGCCTGCTCAACACGCAGACACCCACGGTCTCCATTCTCTGCCAGTGTCCGGACTCCCATCTTCGCAGCGACTTCCTTGCTGTCTAGCGAGAGCAGCCACGTCAAGAGTGTGTCGGACCGATAGGCGCGGCGTTCATTGGTCGTATAGTACCATGTGTCTATGCGCCACTCCTTTGTTATCGGGTCTATACCCCACATTGCATCGGGCGGTGTTACCTCGAACCCTGCTTCTGCCAGACACCTGCTAATCTCCACGCTCGTGTATTTGATCATGTCGTTACCTCGCAGATCATATCAAACACCCGGCGCTGCCAATGGAGTTGATAGACGCATTTGCCATTCTCTAGCTGGACCGGGAGAGTCTTGACGTAGTCCTTCCCCTTGTCAGAAGGAACCCACTCGCCACCCACCCTGTACTGCAAGCCGGCGAATTGGAGACGCAAATTGGTCTCTATGCCGGACATGCGCGGCGAGAACATCCTGCCGATCTGCGTTGGAGTTACGTACTCGAAAGCCGCTGACTCCGGCACTGGTAGGGCAGGGATCCCCTGGGCAATCTTGTCGACGCGTTGACTCACCGCGGCGATCTGCTGGTCCTGACGCTCGAGGTCATCCACGAGGCCCCTGAGGATGCCGTAGACGTTCTTGCTCGAGGGCAAGGAATAGGACCCGGTCTTGCGGATCTGTGGAAGGACCGTGCCAGTGACCCATAGCCGGAAGGCCTTTGCCTCGACCTTGCGGCTCTTGAAGACGAGTGCGTACATGCCCGACTCGTTGACAATGGTCATAGACTGCACACCACCAAGGGTGGGAACACTGGTCGTGCCCTTTTCGGCATCTTCGAGATTCTGGACCGCCTTGCTCGTGTCTCCCAAACCGAGAATCGCACATACATCTTGAGCCACGAACCACGGCTCACCTTCCCTTGTGACCGTCCGTATCTCATGTGCGTTGTAGTTCCAGACTTGCAGTTCATCTGTCATAATAGACCTCCCCAGTCCGCCAATAAGGTGTTTTTTGTCGGTTATCTTTGTCCTATGCTTCCATGTTTAGCCAGAAGAGGGTCTGGAGGATTCGGAATGGATTCAGAATGTAATGATATGGATTCAGAAGAAGGCGCAATCTGCGCAGATTGCCGCAGATTGCCGCAGATTGCCGCAGATTGCGCCAACTTGTTCAGAGTGGTCGCAATGTCTTGTGAGCTGTTGCCGTCTGCAGCAGGTAATGGATACTTGTGACGCTTAGTGCGGATGCGTTGATGCTCTTCCCACTTGGATACTTGCAGGTAATCCTTGCCCTCGACTTGATACAGGGTAATGAGGCCAACCTGGGCAAGGTTCTGCAGCCAGTCCGCTACTTGCTCAGGCTGAATCTTGCCGATGCGGAGAGGATAACATTGCGCCAAGACAATGATCGGGCGAGCGTCAGCACAACCGTAGTCGTCGGCGCATACCAGAAGGCGGTACCAGAGGTTTTCCTGCTCGGGACAGAGCTTATCCAACGTTTCTGATGTGAGAATTGAATCGAACAGAATTCGGCTAGACGTGGGACGCCTCCAAACCCAATAAGGGCTTATCCGTTTCTATTGGTGGGAGGCTGGACCCTGAAAAGACTCTCACCGCATAACCCGCAAGCGTTGACGTAGGAGGCGGCGGCCCTATGCGGTTGGTTGTCGAACAGTAGCTGGCTGTCCCAAGCCGCCTTCTATCACGAACTATAGTCAGATTCATTTGCCTGTCAAGTCCCCAGTCTAGTAATACGTAACCCCGGCGTGCGGACTGGGGAGTCAGCTCCGTCGGGGCGGCCATTATTCTGCAAGCGTTTGCCAAAATTGTCAAGCGGTTTACCCTTCATGACAGCAAGACAGCATAACGCCTTGCAGTCAAATATCTTTGCCAGCTTGCCGTTAAGGAGACAAAGCGTCATGCTGCCTCCTTTGTCATTGCCCTCGGGTATTGCTGGATCAATGGCTCATCTACCAACGTCTGCAGGCTGCGCTTCATGAACACCGGGATGCCATGATTATCGGCAGCAATAGCCAGGTTGGCGATCCACTCTCGCTGTGGTTGCCCTCCTTTGCTTCCTGGTCCGGTCATCGCGCCGAGCACCAACCAGTCGATCATCTCGTCTGCCATGTCGAACCGAGGGGCAATGTCCTCTAGGAGCGGTTCTGCCGACGCCCATGTATGCCAACCACGGCGATGCAGGAGCATCATAGCCGCGCCTGTTGGATCGTCTACGGTCATTGAGAACGTATGGTCTAGGGTGTCGCACGTCGTTCCAAACCACCAGTTCGGATGCACGGTCGTCTTTCCGAACAAGAGTTCATATCTGCCCGCGTTCTTGCTGAGGAACAGGTACTGGTGCTGCGGGGCTGCCTCACACGCCGCGAGCACCCGCCTGATCCAGTCATCCGGCACCCAGTTGCCAAACAGTTCACCCATAGAGCAGACGAACACTCGTGACGGCTTCTTGGCCCACAGCGGCTCGCTCAGACGATATTCGTTGAAGGTCGGCTCGAAGTTGAAGGGATAGAGTGAACGACATTCGAGATTGCCCAGTTCCATGGGGTATCCGTTCCGGTCCTTGAAGTTCAGGTCAATGAACTCTTCTTCGACGTCGAGCCGGATGTAGTGCAGATGTGGGCGGTCCGGATATGCACTGTCAAAGTAAGACGTGTCCGCACCGAACCGTGCGGCAATACGCTTGGCATAACAATAGGTGCACGGTCCGCCCCCGTTGGGACCCAGACAGCCCGTCACAGGATTCCAACTGTAATCAGCCCAGTCGATCTTCGTGCGGTTCATGGCCGTTCCTTGATGTCACTCACGAGGACCAAGTATGCCCGGTCACTGTCTCCGTCGCGTCGAACCTTGACCAACTGGGGCGTCACGAGTTCAACGACGGTCCCGGTCCAGATCGTTTCATGTTCAGGGTTGTTGTAGAACCCTTTCTCATATTCGCGATGCCACCGGATGTGATCGCCGACGGTCATGGCTTCTTTCCACGGACTCACGGCTTCTCCTTTGGGGCAAGGACGGAAGCGGGAAAGTAGTACCATACATCGCCTTCCACAAACTCCCCTCCCGATTGTTCCATGTGATTCCGAGAGGCATAGACAGAGCCGCACTCTGCCAGTATCCTCTCCTTCTCCTGCTCTGCCCCCTTCTCAATGCCTCTTGCTTCGGCGGCGGCAACAAGGTCATAAACGCGCCGTCTGGCCTCAATCGCCTCGTCGAACTCCTTGTTCTCCGACCAGTAGAACTCTACTTCGTCGGCAATCTTCTCTATCAATTCCTCAACTATTGCCATTGTCGGCCTCCTTTGCCTGCTTGTTCAACTCCTGTACAACAATCATGCTTTAGTGGACACCATGCGGGTGCTTCCGTTGCCGCCATCACCGCCTTGCTTGCGCCCGTTATGACTTGCCTGTTTCCTTTCGGTTGACAGACCAGTTCAGACTTCAGAATCCCGTCACCGATAGCACACCATACCATGCCGTGCTTGCTGCAATCAATGCACTTCACTAGGTGCCTCCTTTGCCGTCTCTTTGTTCAGTTCCTGGACGACGACCATGCGGTAGTATCGCCGTGCGTTATGGTACGGCTCGGCTCCGAGGACGGGATCGCCTTCATCTTGCTCCTTCTGCATCATCTTGAAATGGTCGACTGGAATGTCCATTGTGACTTCCTTGCCCTGAGGCATCCAGGGAACGTAACAGATCCACTTCCCTTCCTCGAGGGCAAACTTCACGCGCCAGTAGTAGCGGAAGGTCACGGCGATCATCTCCCGAGACGGCTTGATGTTCTCTCTCATCCCGTCACCTTTCCCGCGAGCTCGTCTTGCACTTCCTTCTTTCGGGACTCCAAACTCATTCGGTCGATCACGCTGGAATCTGGCAGCTCACTGAGCAATCTATCCAGGGTAGTGACCTGAGACTCCAAGTCGTTGCGCTCTTGCCTCACTTGTGCCCCTACCGCTTCAAAATCAGCAGGAGCAGCAGGGTCGCTCATGTCTCCAAACTTCCGCATTAGGTCGTGGCTATGATCCGGATACTGCCCTTCCTGGTACTGGACGGTCGCGAGATACTCCGTGCCGTCCTTGTTGAACCGCTTCACCGGGAAATGCAGGCCGGCGTCGAAGCCGATCTCGACGAACTGATTTGGGTACGTCTCGAGAGCTTCCACCAGCGGGCGCCATTTCGCAGCCAAGTCCATGAAACGGAGCATCACGGCCGTGGTGCCTTGGAGTTTGAGGCGTAGTTCCTTAAGGGCACGTGCGTATCCTCCAGCTGCATGGAACTTGCCGGACGTGAAGGCAGTTGCCTCTGCCAGGACCGAGTTAGCCCGCATCCGGCTCAGTTCTTCCGCGAAGTCTCTAGCGTGCGCCTCAGCATCTTCACAGCGACAGACCAACGATTCGTACTCGGCGAATGTCATGATCACCGCCTTGCCCAGGCGCTTCATCGCGGCCACGTGTGATAATCGCCACAATCGTCGTCTCGTTTGTGCCGGTCTGGATAGACACGGTCTGGATAGACAAGGGCAGCACGTGCGTCGATGTCAAACTTCGAAGGTAATGATTGCCCGTGGTCGGCGAGATCCTTCTTGAAGACGCGATCAATCGCCGCACTGTCTTCCTGGAATTGTTCACGCTTGCCTTCTCTATAGGCCGCGTCGACCATCTTGCGTACCATCCAACGAGGAACGAATAGTGGAAGATCCATATCAGTCCCTGGGATCTTGCCCGGCGGCGAATGTCTTGACTTGGCTTTCGTCCGGGCAATCTTCCAGCAGCCGGTCAAGGATAACATCAATCGGCTCGGCGTGCTCCGCAGCAAGCGTCTCGGTGAGTTTGTGTTTCTGCTTGATCACTTCCAAGTAGCACGTATGCAGATGCTGCATCCTGAACTCCTGGTCCTGCCGGAGTCTCCTGTGTTCCAGGACTGCCCCGCAGAAAGCAGCGATACATATAAGCAACAAAATGATCCAAGCATTCATAGAACCTCCCCAGTCCGCTAGTGGTTATTATCCGCGGGCAGTCTCGAGCTGCGCCCGCGTTACGCCAGTCAGTTTCGTGAGCTTTGCCATGCGTTCAACTTTGGGAAGGCTCACGCCGCTCTCCCAAGTTTTCCACGTCGGCAGTGATACTTTCATCGCCTTTGCCGCTGCCAGTTGTGTCTGATTTGTCTGTACTCTCCATAGGACGAGAGGATGGATCATTCGTTGCCTCCTGCACCAACCGGTGCAATGCTGCTGTCGCTTCGTCATTTTTAAACCAGTGCGCCCAGGCTCTATTTACCGTCGGATAGCCGCTGATGTCCCTGCCACCCTTTCCGCAGATATAGTACAGGTGGGTGTAGTGCTTGTCATAGATGCACCTGAGTTCTGAGTCGCGAGTAAGGAAGTCGTTCCATGCCTGAGTCGTAAGCTCGACGTCGGCTGCCGCATAATAATTCTCGTGCCTTACACCCTGGGTAAGCCAGAATGTCACGGTCAAAGGAGTCTCAGAGCCTTCGATGATCTGTGTCACCAAACCGTACATCCCATCGCTCGTCGAACCGTCACGGATGATGACCACCTGGTGTAAGTATTTCGTCCGTAAGTCGCTCATCTCTGCCACCAATGCTTGCGATGTGGGGCTTCGATGATTGTGATCTTGCCGGGAGATCTCTGCTCAAAGTGAGCGCAGTCTCCTAAACGGTTTCTCTCGGAGCATAGACCGGGACACGTGACATAGACGTCCTTCATCGCGCCAGTTACGAAGTCAAGCCTCTGAACAATTTTAACGCCAGCCATGCACTTAGCGGGTTCACGATCTGGTAAGGGAAAGCCAGCTGGCACCGGAAGATGCCTTTTCATGTGTTCACATTGAACGCAGATCGTCAGCTCACTCATCGACGAGACCCCACTTCACGAGCCAGTGTATCTTGCGGAAAACGAGCCAGATGCCGACGCCTGCCCCGACGATGATGCCGAGGCCAAAGGACATCAGATAGGTCAAGGAGATCATGCCGCACGTCCGAACGTGCCGGCGGAGCGCGGCTGATAACGTGGCGTGACGAGCATCCATGCTAGAGTGAGAGACTGACGGCGATCCGACCGCTTGGCGGCGCGGGTGTATCTGCTGAACCCTGGCGCTGCACCATGCTTGGACGTACCGTGCCCAGTGACTACCTTCATTGCTTCCTCCCCAGTCCGCATATGTCAGAGGACTCGTGGCCTCCACGTCTTACTGTTCTTATTGTTCCCTTTCGGTTGCCCCTGTCAAGAAGAATTACACATCAATCGTGAACGAATAGTGAAGCCACAGCACTCTGTGGCGAGCGCACGTGGCGTTTGGTCAGGTTGTCACCGTCTTAGACCGTTTTAGCAGTATGCCGTCATGTCTCCTTGCTGGTGTGCCGCATGATCAGGTCGACGGGTTTCTTCGCCTGTTCGCTAGCCTTGTCGCGTTCAACCTTTTCAAGGACCGCGGCCTCGGAGAAGGTCGACTTGTTCCAACCCCGGTGATGCAAGCAGAACTCACCGACGGCAAGCAGAGTTGCTTCGTCCCAGTAGAGCGTGATCTTAGCTTTCTTCTCCTTCAATGCCCGATCTAGGTATCCCATAGGGTCCTTTCCAATTCTCCCAGGAAGGACTTCCATGCCACGGACACCTTCTCCTTCGGGGAAAACTCCCATACCGGTTCCGATTCTTCGAGCGCCTGAGTAACCCGGATGCTCGAGGGAATGATCGTCTCGAACACGGCAGCCTCGTACGTATCTCGGAGCATGGCCGCGAAGGCCTTGGCGTAGGATGTTCTCTCTTGGACGGCGTTGAGGATCATGCCGGCGATCTTAAGTGATGGGTTACCATGTTCCCGGACAAAGACGATCCTCGAGAAGAGGCGAGCCATAGCGTCGCGGTTGAACCGGTCCGGTCTCACGGGGATAAGGACGCAATCCGCCGCTATGAGGGCGTTGGTGACAGAGAGCCCCAAGTGTGTCGGGGTATCGCAGATCGTCACGCCATAGGTCAGCGTCGACAGAAGTTCGCGCAGTCGAAAGGACCGCTCGTACTCTGGACCCGATTCGTACTCTGAGAGGGTATCGTCCGCGCCAATCAGATCCAGGTTGAGGCTGATTTGCATGGAGACGGGCGGGTCAGACTTCGATGTGAAGATCTGCGCGATATTGTTTTCTCGCGGCAGGTCATGAGTCAGGAGCGACGTCAGGCTGCCTTGGTCGTCTAAGTCGACCGCCAGCGTGGTCCGACCCTGCGAAGCAAAGTAGCGAGCAATATGAAAGGTGGTGGTGGTTTTGCCGGTGCCGCCCTTCAAATTGGCAACAGCAACAATCACAGGAGACGCTCGCTCTCGGGGATCTGCTCGGTGATCAGATTGGCTTCCGGCGGCCGCTCGTTGCACTCCCGGAACATCCGGTCGATCGCTTCGTCGATAATCTGTGTTGGATGTTTGCGTAGAGTTCTGGCAAGGTATCTGATCTTTGCGCTGCAGAGTTCGTCGACTTCTGGGTGAGACTTATGCTGAATCACGCTGGACTCCCTTCCCCCAGTCCAATACCTGTATAGCAGCAAAGCTCTTTACTGTCAAGAGGGTAAATAGCTAAACCGCCTTGACAGGAAGGAGGGATAAAGAGATACTGGCAAACAACTGTACTGCCAAGGAGGTAAACATGCGAAGAGGAAGAGTATTCGCGCTGATTCTTGTGGTTCTATTGATGACAGCGTGTCGTGCCGCCGCAATTCCAGACGGTCCATCATTCCGGATTCAGGTGACCGGGACAAAAGGAGTCCATTTTACTGGCTCATGTTCCTACGTTGTCAGCTCGGGATACGGCGATAAGAAAACACGAGACATCAAGGGAACTGTCCCGGCCGATTACGTGATCGTTGGCACCCTGGATTCATGTATCCTGTCCAATGATACCGATTCTGGTTTGCTGGCAGTAACCATCGTGGACAAAAACGGCAATGTCCTTGCGCAGAAATCAGGTCTTGTCATATCAATCTTCGGCAACTAGGGTTTGAGAAAGATCAGTTGATGGACTGGCCTCACCACGCGCACGAAGCGTGAACTAGGGCTACCAACACAAGGCAAGCCAAACGAGATTGCGCCCTAGGGCCTCTTTTCGATATGCCGTTCTGCCTAGGGAGGGATTTTGCCCCAAACTGCGATGGCCGACCTAAAAAAAGCATCGGCCAAGGATCTCTTCCCGCTCGTGGCAGGTGAGACTATCCCGACTGAGACACTACCATTCTCATTTGTTCCCGATGATTGTTCGGGTGCCGGGGTGTTCAATTAGATAGGTGGTACTGTCGGCGTGGTTTTGGTAGTCGTCGTAGTCGACGCATCCGATGTTGTAGGCGTGGTCGTCACTGTCGTCGTCGCGTCCCCGCCCTTGAGTCTCGTCAGCAATTGGTTTAGGTAGTTGGCGCCACGGGAGATAATGATGCCCGTGGCTATGTAGTCGACCAATGGTATCCCGCCTTCAATGCCGAGCAGGGAAATGAGTCCGACCTTCCACAAGACGCAGAAGGCGATCCCGAGGATCATGGATGCGACCTTCTTCACCCAACCCCAGACGGGAACATCGCCGAGCGTCAGGTTCACGAGAGCTTCGACGAGAATTGCGAGCACAAAGAGAATCACAAACTCAGTCATGGTACCTCCTATGCCTTGCCACGGTCCTTATGCAGGACCCACGCAAGAATGTTGTACGTAACCACGGTGTTCCAGTCGACGGGTAGGTTGACGATCCCCCGGTCAATCATTTCCTGCTGCGCGATAGAGAGCTGGGGCCTCCTTGCAATCCCTAAGGCATCCACCAGCGCGTGCACGTAGGCATGAGCAATGCTGTCCTTGTTGGCGATGATCCACTGCGCGATCACGGGGTTGTCATGGAAGTCCGTCTCAGCCAGCACCGCGATCAGTCCGAAACTTGCCGGGCTCCGGACTTCTCCCATGCCCGCGCCGCCAAACTGCGCCATGCCATTCTGGACGGGCGACGACCGGGTGCTCTTGACAGGGCAGACCGAGCCCAGTTCCCGGACGATATGCTCAGCCAGCACCTTGCCCTGCGGCTGGTCCGGGTAATAGTACGCCATTGCCCCGCTTGCCTTGCCATCGCCCGAGTTGCTGTGGATCGCGAGGTAGACATCGCACCCCTTATCGTGAGCTTCTTTCGGTCGCTCGGTCAGTCTAATGGACAGGGAGAGCGTCGCCATCACCGTCTCGCAGAAATAGTCTGTATCAAGGATGGCCTTGATGCGAGCCGCGACGCCCTCCATCTGCACCTTCTCGTTCGTGCCGCCAAGGACATAGGTGTTACATGGTTGGTTGCTTGGCGACAGATAGATTCGCATTTACTTCGGTTCGTCGAGGTAACTCACCGGCACGCCCATCCACGTGAAGGCATAGCGCTCACGGCCCTTGCAGATGCCGTAGGACACGAAGCGGAAATACTTGCCTCCGACCGTGAAGAAATGGTCTCCGACCTTCAACGTGGCAACTGCCCCATCCGCATGGTCTGGGACCTCGATGGTATCGGGAACTACGGTCATGATGGGTTCGGGGAATGCCGCTTGGCTTCCATTCGCATGTTGCATGATAGCCATCGCCGCGTCGACGAGAGGAGACCAAACGCGCGGAACAGCCACGAGAGCGGCAAGAACGATGTCGTTCAGTTCGGCCACTCCGATGTTCTGGAGCTTGACCTTCTCCTTGTCGGAGAGGGCGGCGGCCTTCTCGGGTTCGTCCAACCATTTCAGAGCATCGAACCTGATGTCTTTCCAAACGGCGGGATGAACCGTTCCCGTCACGACAGGACGAGTCCCGATTGTTCCAAGCGTCTCCAGTGAGAACGTGACGGGAATCTTCGAGCCTGGACGCCCGTAGGCGCCGATGCACCTGTAAACGTTTTCCTTTGCCGGGTCTGCCACCAGATCCTGGGAGCCGAGATGCCCAGCTTCATTGACCGCGACGATCGCGCCCTCTTTCCGCCAGACTTCCACCTGGAGGGTCTTGACTTCAACTTCCTTGATGCCATGCCGTCTTTCTGATTCATCGAACATAAATCTCCTTCGGCTACTTCTGAGTAGCCAGTAGCAAATAACCCACCCACGTGATAAGTGCCAGCAAAATTGTCCAGATGAACTTTTCAGCGATACTCCAGCCCATCGCAATGGCTGGCTTTTTGGCCTCAACTGCCAACTTTTCTTTGTCCACTCTCAAGTTCTTTTCCTCATTGACGATTCGCTTCACTTCTTGCAGTTCACGGTCAAACCCGCCCATCCGATCGTCGAACTTGCCCATCTTGTCGTCGAAGTTCTTGCTGAGATCGCCCAGTTGCTGCTTCATTTCCTGCATGAGGTTGAAGATACCCCCTTTTCCCATGACGTATTGTTCGAGCGACAAGATCCGCCCTTCATTTGATACCGCGTGTTGCTGGAACTGTTCGTCAACCATTGCACGTTCATTCCCGTCGCCCATATAGGTCATCTCAACCTCCTGCGGTCATGATCTACCAGTTGATGTGGTTCCGGTCAATCCTTATAGAGATACGGAGCCAGAAGGTCACGCGCCTTGTCCAATGACGAAACCGTCATAGGTATTGGCACCGGTCCTTATGAATCCGAACGTATCTCTCTTGTTCACTGTTGCCGTCAATGTCGGAGGCGCTCCCCCCGCCCACCGGATCGTTGCAAACCATGCGGCAATCGTTGAGACGGTCGTACCGCCCTGCAGGATTGAGACCACGAAGCGTTGGTTGTTCGTTGCGCCCGTCACCGTAAAGGTAATTGCCGTCCCATCGGCATGACCGGTGACAACGTGCATATTGACGGTTGTCACGTCCAGGGCAACTGTTTGGGAACCAGTTGCGGGAGTATAGGCCGCAGCTACCGGAGCAAGGGGTTCAGCGCCAAGTGTTGCCAATTGATTAGTTGCCGCCGCATCATCAATCAGAGCAGCACCAGCGGCGGTTATCCCCAAAAGCGTTCGTATCTGTGCAATAGAGAGGGCTGCGATAGCCCCGCCAGTGATTCTGCCCAACAGAGTTTGTTCTGCCACAGTAAGGGCAGCGGGCGTGTCATCGGCGGTGGCTGCAAGAATAGAGTAAGCATCAAAGAGCGTCTTTGCGACCTTTGCCGCAAGGTCAGTCGTCAGGTTTGTCACTTCCGATTCAGGATGGGTATGAGCCGCCGCATGTCTCAGACTCACGGCGTTATCGATGTCCGCGACCGCACTCGACGGTTTGCTGGCGACAAGAGCCCAGGTCGACGGCTGGTTATCGGCGAGGACGCCACTCAGACCGCCGACGTTGATTTCATCGAGGCCACTCGCTGCATGCCGGCCGGCATGGGCTGCGACAATCACGGCTTGTTTCGCCACGTTCTCATCGACGGGGACGGTCGAGCCGACGCTGATCTGCAGGTTTTCCATACTACTTTCCAATCCGGCCAGGATGCGGGCGTAGTCGAATTCGAAACTGTTGACCTCGAGATGTGCATAACCGTCGAACATGTGGGTAACTTGGTAGATGGCCATGACTTCGTCGATATCCTTGCTCGCGATCATCACGCGCACGGACTTCTGGGGGCTCCAGCGTCCGGGCGTGTCCTTGACGACGATGGTCCCAGAATACTTTGGTATCTTGCGGTCGAGGACGATCGCCTGAGCAAGGGAGAACGCGTAGCTGCTCTCGGTGACGCCCTTCGCGTAAATGACCTCGGGGTGCTGACCATAGGCCAGAATTGAATCGCTATCCTGGACGGTGACGGGCAGGCCGCTTGTCGGGGCGAGGAAGTACAGGCCGTCGACCCATCCGGACCCGCCGGTATTCGTGAACTTGATGGCGATGAGCGTTGTCAGCGGCGTGCCCGACTTGAGCATGGCGGCGATCGTCAGCGTCTCCTCATTCCAGTCGCTCTGCGATCCGAGGGCTTGGTAGTACGAACCGCCCTCGCAGATGATCTCGACTTGGCTGAGGTTACCCTTGTAGTAGAAGTGCAGGCGGTCATATTCTGCGATATCGCTGGTATCCTCAACCTTCGCCGTGCCAGCGCCGACGAAGCGAATGCAGCCCGTTCCTGCTCTATTGTCGTTCATGACGTTTCCGCTGGAGCTGAGGAATGCTGCCTGATCGAGAGCCTTTGTCGCGCCCGTGCAGACCCAGGTGGTGTTGGGCGCGGTCATAAGGCCGCTCCACAAGGCAATCGAGAGCTGCTGCAGCGGGTCCCCGCCGCCGCCGTACACATCTGAGTAGACGTACCAGCTGAAAAAGTCACCGACCGCCGCCGGTCCGGTGCCCAGGGTGTAGTAGTCGTCGATCGTATGAGCCTCCTCGACTTGGAAGACCAGACGAAGCGAGTAATAGTAGGGTCCTGGCACGGTCCACGCGAGTTCGAGCGTCTGCCAACCGGGCACTGTCGGCGTGATGGTCCCGAGGTAGACTGCTGGATATCCGTACTCGCTGCTGACGGCGTAGACCTTGATGGGGCCCGGTGTTCCCACGATGCTCTCGATATAGAGATCCAGTTGGTCGACTGTCTCGGTAATTGGCGCCATGTAGACCGAGGCGACTTCGCATTGAACGACCGGCCCAAGGTCGGAGAGCCAGCCCTGGACGACCGTCAGACCGGCTTTCCAGAGACCGTTGATGGCGCCTGGCAGATTGAATTGATCACCGGTGATGCTGAGATAGTAGACGAGACCGAAACCGGCAATGAGAATACCGCCGGTGGCCGCGAATCCGGCCGTGCTCGCGACGTGAATGTGGTCCGCATTCAGGCAGTCGGAACTGATGGTGGTGCATGGTCCTCGCTGGAAGAGACGCACTTCGCGCGCCGCGCCCGGCACATGGGCTTGCTGGACGAAATCGGCTGCTCGCGTCCAGGCTGCTGTTCCCGCCTCGATGACGGCGGGCTCTGTCCAGTCCTCACCATAGGGATAGCGGCGCGGGAAATAGTACATGAGGACGTAGTTGCAGATATCGTCGAGTGATCCCTTCTGCAGATTTTCTGAGACAATGTTCACGCCCTCGCGCACCGCCCCCGTGTCCTGCTCGATGCTCGCAACCGGCTGGAAGAAGAAGGCATTGAACTTGTCGTTGACCTCATCATATC